ATCCAACTAAAGAGGATCACATGTTTGGAGATACGTTCTCCAGAGAGACGTGGCTGCGGGCTCCTCAGAGACGCGCGCTTCTTTATTGTGCAACGTTTGTGGCTAGTTTGGTGTCTTTTGGCAATTTGAAAGCCCTTAGAGAGATCCTACCCTGGATTGATTTTATGGGGTGTATTCAGTCTTTGTTGCCGAGCACTGCTATGGTCGCTGGGACGTGTATTAATGGTCCTGATAAGTGTCGTGAGAAGAAACCTTTGGGCACAGAGATGTGTTCAGAGTGTGCTTCTTATTATGCTGTTCGGAAACTGGAGAGTATACGTTTTGTTGGCAATAAGAAGTTTAATCCACGCTTATTGTTGTCTCATTTGTGTGAAGATATCGTTACCCATGCTGATTTAGATGTGTTAGGCCGTCCTAAATGGTTTCTAGCGCATACTGAACTTGTTCAGAGAGCAGTATTGGGAGATGTTTATGATTCATTTATGTCTGGGAGGATGAAAGTACATTGTGATGAAAATGGAGTTGTGTCTATTAAGACAACTATTGATCCGATGGAACTCGTAGCAAAGAATGCTAAGCTTAGTATTGTGTTTCGCAGTGCTGGGCTTCTCTCTGAGCAACAATTGCAGACTGCTGATGTTACTGATCCCGAAAGAGGTTTAGGTTGGGTAGCTTCCCGACCTTCTTCTAGGTGTGAAAGTCGTAATCGCAGTCGAGCTTTAAGTGTGGAAGAAAAGAAAAGTGGATTCATTCCAGGTGAGGCTATAATCAATAATACTGGACGACAACCAGATTCTACCGCTTCTGTTTTTTGGAAGTTAGAAGGTATGATGGGTACATCGTCTACTGTTGATGGTAAAGCTGTGTGTGAGATTAAAGGTCAAGATAGTTTGGAAACAAAGTATATTTGGCGTGCTCATGCTCAACCTGGATATACAGGTCCTGTCAGAATTCCAAAGCTTAGCGCTTCAGATCCTATTTTCGTTTGTGTTAATGAAGAAGACAACGAAGATAAGTTGAATGAAGGCTGGCTTGGTTTAGATTCTGAAGATTTGCCTGTTAATATGTCCACTCAGACAGAGGTTCTTGGCGAAGATGAGTATATGGTATGGGCTAAAGATAAAGATTTTGAGGTTTATCGGCTCGTATCAACAAATCTGCGCGGCTGGCGCCTTAGAGTGATGACTTGGAAGAATGACCATCCTTTGCTTTCCAAGGGAATTGATATTTTCTTGGGTTTGGTGGCTATATTTCTGATATACATCGCTCTTTCCATGGCATATGATCGAATGAAGTTGCTGTTTTCTGGATGGTTTGCATCTAAGACAGGAATACAACTTGAGTCTAATGTCGAGGATGAAGGAGCTGGAAAAAAGAATCGTTTCGTCAATAGGGCTGGTGGTCGTAAGGACTATAAGGCTAACACTGATAATGATGTGTCTCAAGCACGTGATTATAAAGTGAGATTTGTGCCTGATCAAGGTCCCCGACATCAGAAAGATCAAGATTATGATCGTGACCAAGATTTCGTTGTCGCGCCTAAATTTAAAGAATTTATGTTTTATAATGTTGAAGACATTATTAAGGCGTTAGAGAAAGGTCATGTTCCGGGAGGTAAGGGTATTGAGATGAGACATCCAAATCTCCAGGGAGTAGTTAAGTATGCTAACAACCGAGCTGCTTATATTAAATTGTACTCTGATGGTTTTAGGCCGATGACTGGGAACATTCCCGGCTTACCTGTTGTACGTGTTCCCCTTGAAGACTTTAGAAAGAGTCAAGAAATCCAACAAGGCATGAAGAGATTGTTGTGGGCTTATCGCCATCCTGATACTAAGGTTGGTGTTTCAGAAGCTCAAGCAAGGTCTATTAAGATTTATTTACATGCTGTGAAGGATACCTCGAAGATTAGCCAGGCTTACAATTTGTTGTTAACAAATTGGAAAGATCAAAAGAAACCTGGTATTCGAGAGCTTGAGGATTTTAGAGATTTCATGGAAGATGCTTCTGTTGATGCCTCGGCATTGGTGGAAGAAGAAGATGAATCAAATGTGCAGTTGATCTCCGATCTTCGTTGTCCAAACGAAGTCAATGGGAAGAAATGTAAGAACATGGATTGTGATCGTGTTCATTCTTCACGGAGATTTGAGGACGAAAATAGCTTTATAGAAGCTTATCGTCCACCTCAAAAACGTAGGGATGTGTCGGATGAATGTTCTCATGTGGAAGTTTGTGTTAGGTGTAAAGACCCGTCGTGTGATCACCGTGAAAAGTGTAGAATGCGACAGAAAAAACTTTCAGAAGAGAAGAAAGCTGATGAGGCCTTAATTGGTCCAATGATGCTTCGTATTGATCCCTATTCTGTACATAAGATTCAGTATCGAATGGATGATGGTTCTTGGTCTGTTAGGGGAGCCACTTGTTTTGCGGGTCCGATGGGACTTTATGCAGTGAAACATGCATTGGTTGATCTCCAGAGCGGAGATTATATATTCCCTTTAGAACGGGTGCGTATTGTGCAAACTGTACCCTCTTATGAAAATAATCGTGTTCAGTATCGCGAGATATATCATAAGATTGATCCGTTATCTGTATCGATTCCGCGACAGGAACAATTGTTAAAGCCTAGTAGAATTAATGATTTTATAAGGTTTAGATGTCTTGACAAAGAGTTTATGCAATATTGTCATGATCATCGAGTTCACTTCGCGGATATTGGCGAGACTCGTGCTGTTCGCATTCTCCATTACCCAGGGGATGCGAAAGAGCCCGTCATAGAGCAGGGTTTAGTTGTAGAAGCTGATATGAATACTGGTGAGATAGCTTATACTGGCATAAACACTGAGAAAGGTGATTCTGGTGCTCCGATGTTCAATGAGAATGGTCGGTGCGTTGGTGTTCACAAAGGAGGTGGAGTAGGTCAGCGTAGGAATTTTATGCTCAGCTTTTACACTGGGGAACTGGTAACTTGGTTTGTTCAATCTGAACCAAAAAACTTGTAGTCCCCGAGTATGATAGTTACGAAGCAGTTTATGATGGTGTGTTTTACATTAAGAAATTGACTGCCGGCATACTCGGGGAACATACTGTGGCAACTAATCAAGAGTTGCTCAGTTTGAGTTCTTCTGCTGGATATGAAGCCCCTCAGGGCTATTATCCTAGCGTGTTCTCTCGCAAGATGTTGAATAATGACTTCAAGAAGAATATTGAAGTCTATTCTTGGTTTCCAGATGAAGAAAAGTTGGATATGGCTACTGAAGCTTTGAAGACGATTCTTTCTCCCCATTTTCATGGTCATTTGCGGACGTTTGAACATGTTTCACGTCTTATGACGAAATCAACATCCCCTGGTTATCCTTATAATAAGAAACATAAGTCCAAGGGCTCATTTATTGAAGATCCCGATGATCTCATCTGGCTTAAAGAAGCTGTTGATGAGATTTTTCAAACTGGGAAGCTTAATAAATTGTGGCATTATAATGGTGTTGATTATCGTATAACGCATATCTACTGGCAATCTTCCCCAAAAAGTGAGATTCGTCCGGTTGATAAGTTGTTGCATCCTGATCCAGAGAAAAGAAAAACAAGAACGTTTATGTGTGGTTGCATATTGTCCTGGTTTGTCGGAGCTATGCTCTATGGTGAACAGAATGATGCGTTCTTGGATATGCACCGAACAGCTGATTGGTCAGCTGTCGGTATGACCCCTTTTTATGGTGGTTGGGACCGCATGGCCAGATTGATACTTGGTCCTGATAGTGATTCTTCGTCGCGTATACATTGTTTGGATGCTGCCCATATGGAAGCGTTTAGAGACAATATTCAGACGAGAATTTATGGGATCAGAAATAGTATGATCTTGGGACAAGATACTAAACTTCGGAATGGTATGACATGGTATGGTAGTAATATCATATATAAGATGTATATCGATCCGAATGGTTACTTGATACTTGTCATGGGAAATAACCCATCTGGTGGTTTCAATACTCTTGTGGACAATACTATAGCGTTAAAACAAGATTTCTTGTATTGTGTCGCTCTCAAGAGTAACACTGTAATGGAAGTTTTAGAGAAATATCACCAAATACGTTGTAAACTTGTTGGTGATGACAGCATCTATGCTGAGACTGAGCACTTTGTGGATTTGATCCCAGTGTCTCGACACTTAGGTTTTGATCTCAAATATGAGGTCCCTGTTTGCCTTCTGTCTCAAGCAAAGTTTTTGAATGCTGGTTTCTCCTTCCAAGGTGGTTTTTGGTTCATGGCTCCCAACTTTGAAAAGATTCGTGCTTCAGTTTTTTATCTTTTCAAGAGCAATTCTTGGCGATTGGCATTCGTCAAG